CCAATTTGTTTTAGTGTAAACAGTATTAAGAGCTTCGTTAATCTTATCAGTTACAATAGCTGCATGCCCGGTAGGAGAAACAACCGTAGCTACCTCAGATTGATTAATATACCTTAAAACTTTATTTGTTAGATCTAAAAAACTAGTCTTGGCCATCTGTCAATCTCCGAAGATCGTCAATCTGTTTCTGTTGTCTATCTCTAGCTCTTCGATGAGAAAAAGGCAGATGTTCATTTCTCTCTTGTGCCTTTGAAGCAAGTTGTCTACGTTCTGCTTCTACTAACCTTTGTCTCAACGCAGCCATTTCCTTTTTATCTTTGAATGGATCTATAGTTCCAACCTCTTGTGACCTTTTTGGTGGAGATAAAGATAGTTCCATCTTAGCATCTGGTTTTTTTGCATACTTAGATTTCATTTTCTCCATCTTTTTTCTAATAGTCGCCATTAAACTCTTTATTTGACGTTTAGGTCTCACACCCTTAAGCAGCTTCCCTCCCACAGACGCATCCAGTGCTACGTTAACCGGAGTTTCTAGTTGGCTCCCCAAGGATCTCATAAAGGCGTTAAAACTATCAGGATCCCCCTGTGAAGGGTTAATAAACCTATCTAAAGTTAACGGATTAGTAACATCATCGAACCCATAGAATGTCTCATCAGGAACACGATTCCCAAACATATCTTCTGATGGAGCTATATGGGAATTTAATCCTTGTTGTATTTCTTCAGGACTCATTCCTGCCATATTAGAATCTGCCATATCAATTCCTGGTCGGCTTATATCAGGAAATAAAGTTTGTATTGGACTAAATACTTTTTCTGCCCCGCCAAGTACAGTCAAAGCCGCATCCATACCACCATACATTGCATCATCTAAAGTCATAGACCTAAACTTATCGGCGGATTGTTCAGCTTGGGATGCTGGAAATACACCACCATATTGACCAGTTCGATCCATTGCAGACTGATCAGCTATCCTTTGTTGAACATGAGCTGGTAAATTTTGAAATTGTTGCATGCTATTTTCGTTTAGATTAACTGGCATACATCCCCTTTATGTGGTAAGTGATTGAATCATTTACCATATTTCTAATCTCTTCCAATACCCCCGAGATACGGTTAGAGGAAGGATTAACCCTCACCCTAACCATATCCCTCAGCCACGACACGGTTGATCTCAAGACGAAAGTATAAAACTTAGAGCTGGAGTGCCGGAGTCCATGAGCTATTCCATCTACGCGTCTTAAACCATCACCGGGGGTTATTTTATATTTTACACTTAACATATTAAATTCTATTCAAAAAAGTAGGAGATGGTGTAACTTGAGTACGATCTCGAGGTTGGGCTAATCCTCCTTGGCCTCCACCTTGGCCTATACCAAGGACTTTAAGAAGCTCTATAATACCACCTAACCCACCCATACCACCTAAAGGAGATCCTCCCATTCCTCCTATTCCTCTCATCCCACCCATCCCACCTTGCCCACCGAGTCCTCCTAATCCACCTAATCCACCTATCCCACCCATTCCTCCAGGCCTAGTAGCTGATGGCCCACTCCTAAGTAACATTTCAATTAATTCATTCATTTTTAATTATCTCTTAAATTAGTGCAAGCTCCTCTCCCTATCTCTAAAGAGAGGAACTTACAAAGGTTAATCAGCTATGTTATCAGTATGAGGTCGATTGATCTCAAACTCAGCTAACCCACTTGAAGGCGTGCCAATAGCAGAAGCACCCTTCGCATTGTGAACCCGATCACCAGCAACAGTAGCATCATCTATAGAACCACCAGTGGCAGTAATATAAACATCAGCGTTATCAGCATAACCAGATAAACATTTGCCAACAGCCTTACCACTGATCTGATACCAACCATACTCATCAGCTACCGAAGCAGACATTGCTACTGCAACCGGTCCAGTCGCATTAGCTGCTAACAAGACAGTCTCATAACCATCCATCAAGATAGACACCCAACTACCAACTGCCGTTGAAGCTACTCCGTTAAGGTAAATAAATTCACCTGATAGATAAGTAGAATCGAACGCTTGGATTATGTGTCCCAGAGGATGTTCTTGAGTGGAACTATTCGAAGCAATCTTTTGAGTTCCATGAATTATACGATCAACTTGTTTAAAAGCCATGATTCATCCTCCTTTCTTAAGTTATAGAAGTCAAATAACCAAGCCTTCTACGGTTATTAACTGTCGTGTTACCCATGTAGAGGATCTTCGTCATTGAAACATCCTGCCCGATTGGAGTTTGGAATCCAGAAGCATCCATTGTAAAGTCTGCTTCTGAGTGAACGACCCACTTCAAATGTCGGGGGTCGAGAAAGTACATTGCACCAGAAGTACAACGATTATCAAAGATAACTGGAACTTCATTAAATGTAACATTCATGAAACCAGCATCCATAACCATCGTATTCGTGTAACGTTTTTGACTCTGCTGATCTGCGTTATACAGTTCATAGACAGTCGGTGTGGTAAAGATAACACGAGGAAATCCGCCCTGGATTCTAAGCTGATTATACATGTTATCCATCTTGGTCACACCGGCTGAACTAAACGTAATTGTATTCGTAACAGGAGACAACCAAGTTCCATCAGCCGCTGTAACAGCAAGACCACCAGAAGATAGGGTACTTGAAACGTGAAGTGGCATCCCATTGATGTTCTTACCACCATTACCAACTGTACTAGACCACAAGTCAGTATTCAAGCGTTGTGAGAGTGTACTTTCCAGTTGAGTAGTCTTCGCACCCAACAGGTTAATCAAAGCATGTTTCCCACGGTTAGCTCTTTTCTCTTTACCAGTTATACCAACTGTTCCAGAGTACTGAGCCCAATCAAAACGAGCGTTCGTCATACCATCTTGCAAGGTAGTGTCAATAGTATCAGCGCCAGCGTATGAATCTACCGTTGAATTGGCTTCATACAAAATTGGCTCTAAAATACTTTCACCACCACTAAGGACTCTTTTCGGGCTGTTCTCCCGTCCAGTAGCCTTACCCAACTTACCATTAAACCATGATAAGAGAGGCTCTTCAATAAAAACATTATCTTGAAGAGTTGGGATATATTCTTGCAAGGTAGTTGTCAGAAACGCATTATAAGTAATGCTTTCAGTGCGTTGATCTGCCATTATGTTACCTTATCTTAAGATTAACGTTTACGCCTAGATGTATAAGAAGCCTTCTTATCTGCTATCCTAGCAGCGTCGAACATTGTTTTAGGTTTCTTAAATTTAGGCATAGATTCATTAACTCCCCGATTTTGAGGAGAGCCTGTTACTTTACCTTTTTTCCCTTGAACCTTATTTTGGTATCCACTGAGATAGTACGACTCAGCTCTACCGTCCTCTCTTAGAGAATCGTGAAACAGACTCTCCATGATCTTATAAGAAGGGTTATCGAGAGATTCTTGAGGGAGTCCTTTCGCGAGCCGTTCAATCGTTGGAAGTTGCTCTTGGAATTGTTCTCCATAATTTTCAAGTAGATCATCTGCGATAGAATTAAGATCACCCTGACGGACCCTATCAGTGAGAGGTTCTATTTGTTCCCTCTTGAGTTTATCTAACATAGGATTCAACTCAGCCCGAACGGTTTTCCGTACCATTTCTAGCGCTTCCCTCGCTTCATCTGACATGTTACTTTCGTCAACAGCAGATGGATCTGGCCGTCCGGATTTCTTAGAGGCTAATGCTCTAAAGTCTGGATCATTTTTCATATAATCGAAAGCCTGAACAACTTTCTCAAGTCCTCCTAGGGGAGCAAGACGGTCCTCGATCTGCTGTAAATTCCCCTCCAGCTCGGAGTTCTTGTTTTGAGTCTTAGAATTCCAAGACTGCATTTCCTTATATGACTTACTTTCAGGACTGTGCCCTTCTTCAGATGATTCCTCGTCCTCAAGTTCTTCACCTTCACTAAAATCAGGTTCTCCACCATCATCATCCTCTTCTATCAGATCAGGATCATCTTCTACAACATCTTGACCAAATTCCCCTACCTCACCAAATTCATCAGGATCAGGGATGACATCAGAAGCAATGTTAGCAGTTCCGTCTTCTTCACTCATAGTTCTACCTCAATGCTAAGCGTTGTCAGCACTATACCAATTGATATAGTCGTTCGCTTGTTTTTGTTTAATCTCGTTCTCAACCGTATAAGGGTGAGTTGTCGAAATCGTTTCATACGGACTTAATTCTTCTAAGTTTTTCTCTTTTTTTATTAAAGATTCAGCTTTCTTTGAATTAATATAAGCTCCTAAGCCTGGGTCATAATGACCGTAGATTTCAGGAATTGATTTGCATGTTATTAAAGTAACACCAAAGGTTCCACAGAGTGAGCAATTAACTTCATCCTTCCTATCTACCAAAGCAAATTCTTCCCATTCATATTCACATTTAGGACACTTTAGGTCATAGATTGGCATCATTTCCCACCATTCCCACCTACCTTCTGATTAGCCAACTCAAGCAACTTCATCAATAAATTGTTTTTCCGAGTCCTCTCATCTGAATCACTCTTATTAGCTGTATCATTAGCATCAACTTGCCCTTGTACTCCAGCAACTTTAAGAGCAGTCTCAGATTTAATCTGAGTTTTCTGGAGGTCAGTTTGTGTCTTCAATTGAGGCTCAGCCATTTGCATTTGCATCTGCATTTTAGCACTTTCCATCTGTTCCTTCCGAACTTCTTGAGGATCTCGTAGCAATCTAGCCATCAAATGAGAGAAACCAAACTTCTCCAAAGTAATCTTAGTTAACTCAACCATGTTAATCAAAGGATTACCTTGAGTAATTTTAGCTAAAATCATAGCGTCTTGCTTCTCAACATTTTCATCAGTATGTCGAGTTGAACCAACTTTAACCTTAAAGTCAAACTCCCCTTGTAGAAGCTCATTATCAACCCGCATAAATGCTAATTTCTCTTGGATCATTGAACCATCTTCAGCTTGCCCTTCCCTACCATTCACAAGTAAGTCAGGAGAGTTAATAGCTAACTCTGATACCTGCCCAGGGTCAAGAGGGATCTCAGTCTCACTAGATACCTGCTGAGCTACTTTAGCTAACTTAGTCAATACTTTCCCCTCAAAGCGCTCCACTGCCCTTGACCTAAACGCGTGTTTAGCAGTAGATCCTTGAGAAATCGCATCTACTTCACCAGCAGTTTCGAGTTTCTCAGGATTCCCAACCATAAATTGATCTACTCCAACTTGGGTAAGGATGTCTCGTTTCAAGGATTGGATTACAGCGAAAAGTTCTGAAGCCCCTGGAGCAGCAGATAAAATAGATGCTGCTGTTGATGTATCACCTTTAGTATACAACCACGACCATGCTGGCCCATTAGCCCATTTCTCTACATCCTGCCCAGGAGGAAGTTTCTTCTTATCTAATAAAAGTTTAACATTTGAAGAAACATCCGCATGATCGATCATTAATGACTCAAGAAAGTTTAAAGCTTTCTGTTTGCTAAGATACAACCCTGTATCAGCTAAAGGATACC